CTCCTCTATTCTTGTTCCCAGGATCACCAGCACTCTTGTGGCTGCAAGTTTTTTATATTCAACTAAAGGAACGATTGGATATGTTCGTACAAACAATTTAAACAAACGCGAAAGACTTTTTGTAACATTGACTAATAACTTTATTAATATTAAAGCAGAAATTACGAGTACATCAGCAGATCCTTTTACTAGATTTTCTCAAGGAACAGATGCTTTTACTACTCCTATTGAAGTAAAGATCAACAATGGAGAATATATGCATATTCATGTAACGGGAATGTCTGTCGGCAGTGGAACTTTATCCGTGCGTTCAGGTAGTTCCACGGGACAAGTTTTGGTAAGCGTTGCGTATACAGTTACTGGCGGATTTGAAGAGTAAACTATAAACCAAATAATCATCCGAATACTTTAGAGGGGCGAAAGCCCCTCTTTTTGTTATGATTTGCTCTACATACTCTACCTAATCAACACAGGAGTTCGCTATGAAATCACTTCCCACGCTGTACCAATCTTTCATTCACCTTTCCCGCTATTCCCGTTGGCTTGAAGCCGAAGGGCGGCGTGAGTCATGGGAGGAAACCGTTGACCGCTATTTCCGCTTCTTTGATGAACACTTTGCGGAAAAGGGTGTAAAACTAAATAAGACTATACGCGATGAGTTGCGTGATGCAGTTTTAAATTTGCAAGTAATGCCTTCTATGCGCTCTCTCATGACCGCAGGAGAAGCACTGAAGCGTGACAACACGGCAGGATACAACTGCTCGTATGTTGCCGTAAACAAGGTTCGTGCCTTTGATGAGATTCTGTATGTTCTCATGTGTGGCACAGGAGTCGGCTTTAGTGTAGAAAGGCAGTATGTTGAAAAACTTCCTACAATTGCTGAAGAGTTTACACAAAGCGATACGCTCATTGTGGTCAAAGACTCCAAAGAAGGTTGGGCAAAAGCCTACCGCGAGTTGGTGTCCCTACTTATTGGAGGTCAAATCCCCCGATGGGACACCTCTAAAATTCGTCCTCTTGGTGCGCGTCTCAAAACTTTCGGTGGACGCGCAAGTGGACCGCAACCACTGGAAGACCTCTTCCGATTTACCGTCAGTACTTTTAAGAAAAGTGCTGGCAGAAAACTCACATCTATCGAATGCCACGACATTATCTGTAAGATTGCGGAAATTGTCGTGGTCGGCGGAGTGCGTAGATCTGCTCTTATCTCTCTCTCGAACCTCACCGATGAGCGAATGCGTGATGCTAAAGTGGGGCAGTGGTGGTTGGAAAACCCACAGCGAGCGTTAGCGAACAATTCGGTTTCATACAAAGAGAAGCCAGAGATTGGCGTGTTCATGGAAGAGTGGCTATCACTCTACAAGTCCAAGAGCGGTGAACGCGGCATCTTTAATCGTCAGGCTGCACAGAAAACTGTGGAGAAACTTGGTGATCGCCGTGACCCTACCTACGAGTTCGGAACCAATCCATGTTCAGAAATTATTTTGCGTGACAAGGAGTTCTGTAATCTCAGTGAAGTCATTGTTCGTGCAGACGATACTCCCGAAACTCTAAAGCGCAAGATTCGTCTTGCCACCATTCTTGGCACATGGCAAGCCTCTCTCACGAATTTCCCGTACCTGTCAAGTGAGTGGAAGAAGAACTGCGAAGAAGAGTGCTTGCTTGGTGTTTCGCTCACAGGCATTCTTGACAACAAACTCATGCGTGATCAGGGTGCTGAATTGGAAAGACTGCTTGCTGGTCTTCGTGCCACTGCTGTTGAAACCAACAAGGAGTGGGCAAAGAAGATTGGTATTAATCCTGCTGCTGCGATTACTTGTGTGAAGCCTAGTGGAACGGTGTCTCAGTTAACTGATTCTGCAAGCGGTATTCACGCTCGTCACAACGAGTACTACATTCGTACTGTTCGTGCAGATCGCAAGGATCCCATGTGTCAGTTTATGATTGACAAGGGATTCCCTGCTGAACCGTGTGCCATGCGCCCTGATCACACAATGGTGTTCTCGTTTCCGCAGAAGGCAGTGGGATCGGTTACGCGTACAGACTTGACTGCTATTGCTCATCTAGAGTTGTGGCTGACCTATCAGCGGCACTTCTGTGAACACAAGCCGTCCATTACCGTGACTGTCAAGGAGTACGAGTGGATGGCGGTGGGTGCGTGGGTGTACGATCACTTTGATGAAGTGTCAGGTGTGAGTTTCTTGCCCCACTCCGATCACTCCTATGTTCAGGCTCCGTATCAGGACTGCACCAAAGAGGAGTACGAAGCAGCAGCAGCAAAACTGCCCCTGTCTATTGATTGGAGCGAGTTGACTAAGTACGAAAAGGAAGACACTACCAAGGGCACACAAACCTTTGCGTGTAGTGCTGGCTCATGTGAAGTAGTAGATCTGACTAATTAAAAAATCTGGACATTTTTACTCGACAGCCTCTTCTAAATAATAGTATGAAGAGGCGCGTAGTCCAATCTCTTCTGCTGGCTCTAGCACTCGTCTTGCTGCAAGCCTGTGTTCAAGATATAACTGCCGCTGCGCCGAAGAGCGTGGAGCCGCCGAAGAGCGGGGCAGTCGATCCAATGGCAGAAGCCCCTGTGGAGACTCAGTTCTTCATGAGGGGTTTCTCGCCGTTGGCGGCAGACGAGGAAGCCGCTGTGGGGCATCTAGAGGGCGAGAACGGGGAAGTAATAGGCAGTGCGGTTCTCATTGCTCCCGATGAAATCCTTACCGCAGGACACTGCCTAGACGATACGGGGGCAGCGTGGTTCTCTACAGGCAACCACTGCTACAGAATAAGCAAATCCACCACCCATCCCCTTTATAAAATTGGTGACACCATGCTGTACGATGTGGCAGTGGCGTGGCTAGAGGAACCTTGCGGTGTTCAACCCCTTTGTGTGGTGACAGCACCCCATTATTTCACTCGTACCGAACCACTCACCGTTATAGGATTTGGTGGGGGTATTAAGCGTAGAAGCAATCCCAACACATTCCACTACTTTGGAACGGTGGTGGAAGACCCCACATACTTTAAGTTTATTCCCTTTGAGGGCACCGTTTGGTTTGGTGACTCAGGTGGTGCAGTCATAGATGCCAACGGAGTACTTGTAGGAATTGTGTCTTCATTTACTATATTCAACGGTCACCTGTACGAAAACTCCGCAACTCGTTTGGATCTCGTAAGCGATTGGATCGCAGAACAGAAGGGCAAATGAAACTCACCCAAATTCAGCGTGTGCTTCTTGGTGCTTGCAGTTTTTTAGTTGGTGTTTTACTGGCTCGCGCAGTAGGTTTCTAGTATTGCACCATAAATACTTACATGATAGTAGCGGGAATAGATTACTCATTGTGTGGACCAGCCGTGTGCCTGTTCAAGTCGAACGCCACGGGGAAATTTTCATACAGTGGATGCTCATTTTTTTTCCTTACTGAGAACAAGCGGCAATCGGAAATTCGTTGCATGAATGTGTTTGGTGAGCGGCTGAGTGATTGGAACTCAGACGAACACCGCTACGAAAGCATTGCAGATTGGGCTGTGGACATTGTAATGGGCTGCTCCCATGTGGCTCTTGAAGGCTACGCGTACTCCGCTAGTGGCAGGGTGTTTCAGATTGCCGAGAACACAGGCATCTTGAAATATAAACTGTACCTGTTAAGCATTCCTGTTACAGTGATTCCTCCCACCGAAATAAAGAAGTTTGCCACAGGCAAGGGCAATGCAGACAAGAACGCCATGTACGCGGCGTTCTCGCATGAAACAGGAGTTAATCTAAAGTCGGTGCTAACACCAAAACGAGCAGACTCAGTGAGTCCTGTTTCGGATATTGTGGACTCGTACTACATCTGCAAGCGAATGTTTGAATCGCTTCCTGAAGACTTGCGCTGCGAAACCGATTAAGGAGTCGGCAAGTCTACGGTGTTTGGAGTTGATACGGGAGCAGCCTTTGGAGTTTTGGGGGCAGCGTTGTCTCGCTTGCGACCAAAGAATTCCTTCCACGCCCACGCCACAACCAAGAACACAATGGGAAGATACCACAGGATCCATCCCCAATTGCCGACAATCTTGTCGCCGCTCAGGATGTCGTGCTTGAGTTTCAGCATAACAGGACTGTCTGATGTGGTATCAGGAATAATAATGGGGGAGGTGTTGCATCCCGCAAGGAAGAGCAAACAAAGAATATAGTTTAGTTTAGACATGGCTTCTCCTTTAAGACTTGTTTGAAGCAGCGGCTGAACCAAAGTAGAAGCCTACAATGCTCACCAAGATTTGACGAGTTTCAGACGCAAACAAGAATCCGTTGATCTCAACAAAATACTTGCGGGTTGATTGCGGAATAAGTCCAAACAGCCCTTCGGGTGTGGTAGCGTCTACTTCAACGAATGTGGGCAAACCAAAGAACGGCAGAATGAACGGAGCCAGCATAGTAGCAAACAGCACTGCAAGAACAATGAGTTGGCGAATGCCCCTACCCACATCCATAGGAACACGCTGTGCTGCCTTGTCTTGGTTATCTGTGGTCTGCTTGTTCGCAGCAATAAGCCGCTCAAAGATTTCTTTTTGATCCTGACTCTTCTGAGCCATGTAACGAAACAAGAATCCTGTAGCCGCTCCTCCAACCAATGAAATCAATTCGGTACTAATCATTTCAATCTGCCTTTCTATAGCACAACTGCACTACTGTTTATTTAGGCTTCATCTTCTTCCTACGAGCAATATTTGATTTGAGTCTTGGGTTGCCAGTCGGCATATCAGGAGGCAAACCTGCAATGCTGCCTCCTCCTGCGGTATTTGTGGGTGGTGGCGATGCCATTGGAGGTGGAATTTCTTCTGAAATAAATTTGAAGAATGGTTTTAGTTTACTGTGTGCCATTAATAGTTCTTCCTCCAAACACCATGAAGTTTATGCGCTGTGTTCTTCCGCGTTGATAGTGTACAGATTGTGTAGACCATGCACCAGCACCAGGAATTTGTCTGCGAGAAGTAATTGTGAATAGACCAACCTGTCGTTGGATGTCTACTGTAGAGGACATGGAATTTTGTATGGTGTCTAGCGTGAATTCATCGGTGGGAGGAATACTGCCAGCAGCACCAAGAATAGTAGATTCAGGCAAATTCACTGTTTCCTGTTCTGTTCCAAGAATCACGCAGTAAGTCTCAACATCCATCTTGTCTGTGAAATATACATCGAAATGGGAGTTGTCTCGCGCAACCACCTTTTTTACTCCGTATGCGCCTTCCAAGTACGCACTAACCGTACTGCTACTGTATAGAGTGCCTTTATTCGGAGGAATAACAATTGTTCCCCATGCAGTGGCTTCTCGTCTGCTCCGTAATTGTGATGGAGTGGATTGGTAGGTTAGCCCTGCAACACGAGTGAATTGGGTTCCAACAGCAGCCGAAGTAGTTCTGGTGTACGGACTCAAAACTGTTCCCCGTTCTAGTTGCGCTCCCCATATCAAAATTCCACTGCCGCTTACTCCTGCATACGATGGACCGTATATTCCAGTACCTTCCCCCAACATACCCATTGTGGCTCCGTTGTTTGGAGCAAAGCCTGGAGTGATTGCGTTGTTTGGCGGAGCAAGATTCTTAAAACTCACGGCAACTCTCCACCATCCATTACCAGCATTCTGAATGATTGGAGTTCCCACGGATCTGCCAATGATTGGAGTGTTTTCTGTTACAGTTCCGTTTTCTAAATCCACAACCACACGACCAATTGAACCGTAACTAAAGTCTGCAAACGCCAAGTGCTTTCGTTCTGCTGATTTTGCGTAAACTGAAAGCGTCCAAGAGGTCAACTGTGCAGTTGAACCAGCAATCGAAGGTGAAGGGTAGATTGATTTATAGTATGCACCAGTACTAGTAGGAGCAGCATCAGCAGGATCTAATTCCACTAGTTTCATTGCTGTTGTGGTTCCGTCAGGAGCAACATACCCTCCCGCAGATACTCCTACTCTTGTTTTAGTCCAAGCCGCATTGGTAAAGGTTTGGCTTTGTGTAAGCAGATTCTGAAAACTGCGCTGCCCTAGTCCTGATGCACCAGGAGAAAAACTAATCAAGGCATCCTGATTTCCGTAAACAGGAGAAGTTCCCTCTGTTTTGATGTACGGAGTAACAGCAGAGCCTTCTTCTAGTTGTGCTCCAAACACCAAGAAATCATTTTTGTCAAATGCGGATTGCACCAGTGGTGCTGGTGAGTTTGCAGGATTAAACGCCATTGATATTCTGTTCCAACCATTACCCAATCTAGTTATTTTTGCATTTGAACTAGAGTTCGATGGAAAACCTCCCACAACAGCAGTAGTTGTGCCAGCCCCTGTGCCCCCTAGATTAAACTGAGTGCCAAAGTTGTTGTTGCCGCCGCCGCAAAGCAAAGTTAATGTTGCGCCTGTTATTACTTTTGCAAAGACCGAAAATGTATAGGTTACTCCTATACTGCCGCGACCTTGTGAGAAGAAAGCATTGGCATAAGTTGAGCCGTTAAATCTAAAAACTCCAGCGGTTGCACCAAAGGGATTTGCTTCGTTTACGGAAGTAAGCGATGCAGGACTTCCTGGTTGAGTCCAAAAAGCAGTAAAATTTTCACTTCCCGTAAAGAAGTTTGCCACAGCAGGTTTACGAGTATCGGAATCACTTCTAAGGCAGAAAAATGCTGCATTGGTTCTCACCTTCCATGTATTAGAAGAGTCCGTATAGTCTTGGGGGGTGGTGGCTACAGTGGGAAGATTGGGGAATCCCATGTGGTGTATATCACACGATCCACTCGCACCAATTGCCAATGGAGAACCGTCTGATGCATTTCCGTGAACTCGATGAGTTCCGTATCCACCTGGCACACCGCCAACTTCTTCCTGCACCAATCCCACATACGCTCCGCTTCCAAACCGTTCGGGATTTGTAAAGTTTACTCGGAAAATTCCTTTTGAAATATAAGTGACACTACTCACTCCCACCGAATCCAAAATAATAGGATTTCTGTTGGTGTCGCATTCATAAACACACCAAGCATCCGCTGTTGGACGAGGCGTGGTAGAGTTTCCAAAAGAACCAGTAGTACTATTCATATGACTACCACCTGTAATTGATAAGTGCCACTCGCTGCGGATCTATTGAGGATTTCTCCGAAGGCAGGACGGTTTGTTATGCCAGTCGCATAATAACCATCCGTAGTAGAGTTAATAAGAAATCCAAAACGAACCCAAAATCCGTTTACTGTTTTTGGATACTGTGTGGTGTCTAGTGCGTGGGTAAACATATGAAGTGGTGTTGGAGATCCACAACTTCTAGGCTGACAGAATATTTTATACTGTGTGTTGGGCATGGGAGTAATGAATTTGAAAGGAATTGCTCCTGTAGACAACCCTTGTTGAGATGTACCACTGGTTATGGCAGGACTTGCTGCAAATTTCACATCATCCAACACAAGGTTGTAACCGTTTATGTGGTTGTTTCTCAGATATGGTGCTATAGGATATGCGGGGGTGGCGACATTAGGATTGAATCCAGTTAAACACCATCCCCGCACGGTTTGCCCTTTGCCGACCAATCCTAGCATAGAACTATTAGCCACTATAACCTCCTAAGTATCTCTGCTAGTTTGCCGTCCATCGGTATGTCCGAGACTACGATGCCGTCAAAAATCATCCGCTCATCTATGTATTCCAAATACAGGAGAACGGTCTTCAGTGCAGGGTAGATGTCGGCTTCCAATTTATGAAACAGCATACGAGACGCTGCCGCACGACCAAACACATTCCCAAGCACCATGATGTGGTTCAGGAGAAGAATGGTTCGCAGAGTGCCGCATCGGTTGTACCGCTTCAGCAACCGCTTTACATATTTGATTTTTGAAATATCTTCCAAGAATTCATCCATCCCCATGCAATCAGGATTGGTGTAGTTTCCCATTGCATAGAGAGAGAAGTTGTCTTTGGTCAATATATTAATGTCCATGATAAAAGTATTCGCTTACCAGCGCATACCGTACTTGTTTAGTCTGTCTTTAATGGCGTGGCTTTTAGCACTTTGTTCTGCTCCACCTGGTGGAGTAGTCCGCTTCTTCATAGTCTTCTTTGGGGTCTTTGCGGCTTCATCCACAACCTTCTTGATGCGCTTGGTTCCCTTGCCGCTTTGATCAGCAATGTTTGATCCAAGAGCAGGATCCATGATTGGAAGACCTGTGGTGAATTCTGTGGTTACATCTTCCTTTACAGACTTCTTGGAGCGAAGCAGTTTAAAGTCTTGCGAGTCAAGCCGCTTGTTCTTGTTTGCATCAAGTTTCTTCTGACCGCCAACAAGTTCTTCCTTGACACCCATAGCCGTTTTGATGCCCTTTACGGCATTGGCTTGCTTTTTACCCGTGAGTGAATTGTAGTTCTTGTCAGAACCGTACTTCATGGACGACAGTTGTGATCCACGCTTGGCAACATACGCGTCCTTGGTCGCCTTGCTCAACTCGTCAATCTGCTCTGCATCTTCCTTTACAACCTTGCCGCCCTTGCCGTACATTTTCTTGGCGAAAAATTCATTACGATCTTTCGACAGGATACTGTTGTACTTTTTCTTTGCTGCGGGTTGATCACCAACTTTGTTGCGTATCTTGCTGGCAACCGTATCCAACTTTCCTTGCATTTCCTTGACTCGCGCAGGAGTCTGTGCCATCTCAGAAATGATGTCGCCGTCAGTCTCCACGCCTTCTTCAGCCACCACAGGCTGTTCCTTTGGTGAAACAAAAGCGGTTACACGGTACATGGAGTCATCGCCCAATTCAACTTTAACGGTAAGCGTGAACTCTTGGAATCCGTCTTGGCTACCTGCGCGACCATCAAAGCGAATTCCGCCAGTCAGTGCATCGTATCCATCAACACGACCAAAGCGTGTCAGCGGAAGAGTAAACACACCAACCACAGAACTGTTTTCTCCTGGTGCAGCAGGTGGAACCTGTGCGTATCCTGACCACACGCGTGGTGTCCACGGGAAGTCAAGCAGCAGCACATTCAGCCGTGCACGAATCTTCACCAGTGCATCGGTGGTACTCAAGTACGAGTACTTTGAAAGAGCATTAAGCATGGCATTGGCGTTGGCAATGAACTGTGCGTTGAACTTGATTGCGCCAACATCAGTATCAAGTGAACGATTAGGATAGCCTGTAAGGGTTTCCTTGTACTCGCTCTCGTTGAGGGTGTTGCGGAACGCTTTGAATTGTTTGGTTTCTTTCATGTGCTTTGCCTTTGAAATTTCGATGGCAGCCAGTTGCTTCTGTGCCTTCTCTTTGGATGGGTGAGTTCCTAGAATTTTGGAACCTGTAGAATCAGTGACTACGAATTTGCTTCCGCTTTTCTTTATCATGGTTTAGTCTGTTGTCGTGGTTGAACGGTAGTCTGCATCACCTGAGCGGCGGCGTTGACTTGTCTTGGTGTCTTTGGTGCGCCGATCCTTTGCCCACTCCATCTTTTTACCTTTTCCCATACGAGCCATTGGATTCGTTGATCCACGAGCAGGTGGAATAGGCTTGCGAAGTTCTTCGGCGTGTTTCGCGTAGTCTGCTTTAAGACCCTGAAGTTTTGCAGTGACTTCACTGGCTTCATTCACTTTCTTCTTGACGATAGGTCTTTCTATTTTTCTCGCGTGTTTCAAATCGGCTTTTAATTCTCGATCCTTGAGTTGATTTGAAGTACTATTTTTTGGGTTGTATTTCAAATCTGGATGTTCTTCAGCGGTTCTTTTGTCTGATGGTTTACCCATCATTTTAATTAAGTCAACTCTTCTCATTCTTGCGTGTGCGATCTTAGAATCCCTAAGTCCTTTACTTGAATAATCATCTTCATCAGTAACACGATTGGCATCACTTGTTGCTTTACTCTTAATTTTGTCCAACGCGGCTCTTCTTGCAGGAGTAATTCTATAAATTTCAGTAACCTCACTGGCTTCTTTCACTGGCTTTGGCTTTGGCAACTTTTCGGATTCCATTTCATCGCGCAGTTTACGAGCCTTCTCTCGCGCAGTAGCATTTTCCTTTGGACTCTTGCGGTTCATGGTGGTCATGTACTCATTCAGTTCACGCTGAAGGTCAAAGAAAGTCTTGCCTTCGCTCACACTTTTCCAACCGCCGCCTTGTTCGTTGTACCACTTAACAGCCCAACCGTTGGCGTAGGCAGAAGGGTACACATCAAACTTGCTACGAGCCTTGGATTTCGCTTGTGACCACAGTTCAGGATTTGTTGGCTTGTTCTTTTCCATTAGTTCCTGTGCGGCTTCAACCAAACCAAACTCGTCCATGCTTTCGGTGTTTGGTGTCTCGAATGATTCCTCAACAGTTTCTCCACCAAGAGTCTTGCGGAAAGCGTTGAACAGAACAGGTGATCCTGTAATCTTCTTTACCATTGAGTCCATCATGTCAATCATGAGGTCGCGGTACACTTTGGATGCACCCATCTTGATGGCTGTCTCAGGAGACTGCAAAGCGCGGCGAGCCACGATTACATCCTTCTTCTTTACAAGACCGCTACGAAGCAGGGTCTTTGTGCGTTCGCCTTCAACACTTTCGGTGGTGATATTAGATTCCTTGGACAGACTAGTGCGGAGAGCGGTGTACAGGTTGCGGTTATTCAGTACACGATCCACCACATCCACAAGAATTTCCTGCATAAGCATACGGTATGCGGGATTCTTCATTGCTTTGTCGGGGTCTTGGAACAGAACCGCTGCACGGCGAATATTGTTCTTGGAAACAAGACCAAGCCGCAGCAAGGTGTTGAGTTTCGATGTGATTCCGCTATCGTGTCCGATTCCGTCCATAGTAGAGTCTCCCTTTTCCTTATTTAGACGATTTCAAGTGGCTAGTCATGCGGGGGGCGTTTCCTTTTCCGCTTTGCTGTGTTTCTGGTTCAACTCGTCTTTTTTGAATTACAGCGCGTTTTCTCTCTTTGGGAGTCATTTCTCCCACCGTCTCAGGAGTCTTGCTGCTTACTTTGTTTGCAGGACGGCATTTAGGGTATTTACCCTTGGAGGTGTCGGATCGACCACATGGGGGGTATTCCCCCGTCTTGGGGTCTTTCTTGCCGCCAATGTCCACCCACTTCTCTTTGAACCACCGCGAAAGGTCTTCGTCCATTTTACATGGAGGCGTGGGAAATATTTTATTGTGCTTGGAGAAGCCCCCTGTTTGACCAGGAGTATCGGCTCTTCGCTTTTTCTTGTCGCTCTCAAGCAGTCGTTCTGCGGCGGCACGGTAAATATCTGTGTAGTTAATGCCTTCTTTAATCACCGTTTTCATACCCCGTTGTAGGTCTTGGTACAAGTCTTTAACATCAGAAGCATTGGCTTGGCGGGGCATTCCACTCTTGAAAGTCTTGAAGTCGTTTGCGGCGGCAGCAGCACGAAGTTTCGATGCGCTCATGCCCTGCACACCTGTTGCGTTCTCGTCTCGCTTTCCTGCACCCACAATCGTCAGGCTCTTTAGTTTAAGGCGGTCTTTTCTGCGAGTGGAACTCATCAAGTCTTTGAAAGCCTCGTATTGTCCTTGGCGATCCTCTCCACCAACGAGATGCACATGATCGTATCCCTTTTCGGCAAGCCAGTACAGCATCTCCACAGGGTTCTTGATTGTGTTCAAGTCCTTGAAGTTTGCGTCAGGAAAGAACCGCTTCAGGTACTTGAACTTTTGTCGGGGGGTGAGTGGGTTCTTCTTGGGGTCGTTTGTGCGACTGCTGAACATTGCGTACTCTGCGCCCAAACTCTTTGCCGTGCTAATGACCTTATCGACTAGCAGTTGGTGACCTGATGTGGGGGGTTGAAAGCGACCAAAGGCAACAACGATAGACTTGCCTTTAGTCTTGGGTTTAGCAATATCCCGAACTTTTTTTTCCACTGTGATCACCTCTTTATTGTTACACCAGACACCAACTGCCAGTCAAGGTTTAGTCCAAGTCTTTTCTGTGGTCAGATTGCTGCGTGAAAAATCCAATCGGTCTACCAATTTAACTGCCTTGTTGCTCAAGCGGTCGATTGCAACAAATCCTTCAGGAGTAGTAACTCGGTATCCGCTCTTGTCCTTGATAAAGGTTCCTACGCCTGTTTGCGCGGAAGCCGTGGAAGCCATCTTCTGAAGAATCGTGAGTTTCAACTGAGCAAGCGCATTATGTAGTGCAAAAACACGAGCGAGTTGGTTTCTATTGGTACGAACCCAATCAATTGATGGAGTAGTTTTTGTGCTTGCTACTTTGCGTTTACCTTGTGCGCGGTCAAGCATGAATTGCAGGAGTTGATTCACATCAGCATGAGAAGTAGCAACTCCTCCACGCACCAATCCGTTGATGTAGGTTTTCATGTCTATTTTAACTCCCTCGTTCTTGCCAATGCCGTTCAAGACAACACGCAAGTCAGCAGCAGTCTTGGTAAGACTAGCAATAGAGTTTTCAATTGTGCTGCGGTCGGAAGCGGAGAAGAGTCCTGATCCGTTTGCAAACTTCATTGTGGCGTTATCAAACCAAACATCATTTACTTTTTTCATGTAACTAATATCGGGATTGAATCGTGCAGTCATGGTTTGAATGGATTCACCCTCGTATGCGGTATGAAACACAATGCCAATCTTTGCTGCTGCCATGCGTTTTCCCAAATCACTTTTTGGATCCACGGCGTATTTAATAGTATTTGCTTGAAAGGTAAGGTAACTCTTGCCGTCAATAAGTTCCCGTTGCTTTGATTCAGAGTAGAACAACATATCGCCTTGCAGCACCCCACGAATACCAAGTTTGGAAAAATGCTTTAGCGCAAGTTTAAGTTTTAAGTTCAGTCCCTCTTGGGGATGGTTGGTATCAATATCTGAATTGGTGAAGTTTAGTTTGGGGATTGCATTGAACACACTCTTTGTGCCAACAAAAAATCGACCGCTTTGGGGGTCGATTCCACAAATAATGGCGGGTGCGCCATCCCACTTTACCGTGATGTCGTATGCACTGGGCGCGTTTGCTGTGAGAGCCTCCACAACGCCCCGTAAAGCCTTTATGGCGCGTCCGAACCCTGCGTAGCCGCTGTTGAGGATCTCGTCCTCAATATGCTCCAAATGGACATTCTTTCCACTTGATTTTTTAAATGCTTCGACTAGGTGTTCGGTAAATGCTCTCATAATTCTCCTGTGCTTCTCTATTTAGAAGCATAGGAGTTCCGCTCGGAGCGATAGAACTTGATTGCATCTGCCAAATCTGCAATATATTCCCGTGGATCGGCTGTAAACACCTGACAGCCACCTTGTTCCACACCAATCAGAATGGCAATATTTCGGAGTTCCACTCCTGTGCGATCCTGCCACATAAGCGAATACGCCGTGGCTTGCATGAAGTAGTCTTGGATTGCGTCTTCGCTTTTCGGATATGTGGAAGACTTAAAGTCGATAACCGACGGCTTGTCATCAAAAAATCCAATGCAGTCCGTCCTTCCCGCCAATCCCACACGCTTCGACCACAGCGGAACTTCGATAGCGTGGATCGTGCCGATGCGGTCGATAGACTCCTGCATTTCGAAAAATAGGTCAGACTCGCAAGTCCCCGCATTCGTCTGTACGGAACTGTGATCGTTTTTGAGATACGACTCGATAATTGAGTGAAGTTTCGTGCCACGGCTAAGTACTCTCTTTGATTCTTCGGGGTTTTCTCGCCGCCACTTGGCAAAGAAGGCTCGCTTCTTCCATCCCGTAACGGTGGTAACAGAGGGAAAAACGCCATCAGGGGTCTGATAGCGTCTGCCGCCGTCTGTGTCTACGCTGTTTACATTTTCGTTTAGCGTCACTAATTCATGATGAAAGGTTTTCATTTATTCGTCTGGTGTTTCTTCAATGATCTCCGTGCCTTCAGGCAATTCGTCATCGCGTTTCTGCTGCGGAGGGGGAGTAATGGGAGTCTGATTGCGATTCTGTTGTCGCTGTGCAGCCTTCCACTGTGGATTGTTCTGCTGATTCTGCTGTATCCAACTCAAATAATTTCTCATGTTGCTCATAGTAGTCTCCTTAGTATATAGGGTGAATGCTCAAAGTCAAGAATCAGATCCAAGTATTTCTTCGTGAGCGTCTAGGAACTCTTGAGACGCAGTAATGTACTTGGATGTGGTTTTAGAAAACTCCGCGAATATTCGCTGAGTGAACGGATGGGTATTTCCGAATTGCACAATACACGGAAGCAGAATAGCATTAGCGGCTTCTTGTATGTAGGAGTGCTTTACATCAAATCCTCTTCCACCTTCTTGCTGCTTTGCTTCCAACAGCCCAATTGCTTGGATGAACGGTTGCTGTTTCTTTTCGCTCAGTAGGGGAAGCGCAGCAGTTGCAGCAGAAATAATATCACGAACGCAGTTCACGCACGAACTTCTAATGCTGTAGTCACACTCTTCTTTAATAGACAAGAACTCGAATGGCATGGTGTTCTCACGAATCTTCTTCAGCACATCACGGCTTTTAAAGAATTGAATGTCTTCGTTCTGAACTCGCACCAAGTCGTACTTCTGCATGGCAGCAGACATACTGCACACGCGATTAAAAAGATCACGGGAGGAAAACGCTTCCGCATACACTGATTGAGAGTCCTGAGTCCAACACCTAAACATCTGTGCAATCTTTGGTTTGTATCGCAACTGAGTGTTGTCTGCTTCCACCACAAGCACAGAAGGGTGGTATCGTTCGACTAGATTCTCTACAACAACACCTGCAAGGTGGGAAGAAGATCCCGCCGAGACTCGACATTGTAGTGATAGGGGTTGTGTTGGATTAGAGCAAGCAAAGGTTAATACGGCAAATCCTTCGGTTGTCTTCACACGAACCGATCCACATCCATCGGTTTGTTCATATTCAATCATTTGCTATTTCTTCTTTCGTGGTCGTATTCCGAATGTTAACCGCTTACGCATCGAGAGTTTTCGTTTTCTGTTTGCCTGTCCTCGTTTCGATCTAGCCTTTCGCGCAGATCGTTTGGAACGGAACTTTAGTTTTCGCAACTGGCTTACATTGCGGCGAACACAGGTACGCGCTCCGCGTTTCATGAATCCTGGTCCGCACTTGAACAGGATTCTTTTCTTGCCCTTGCGAACCACAATCTTGCGCTTTGCAGCAACCTCGTTCAGCATTTCACTCTCAATGTCAACCGATTCTTCTATGTCTTCGGAGTCATCGTCTTCAATAG